TGGAGGAAGACTCGCCTATTGATGAGCTTAGACCTCATTGGGAAGCAACGATGGGGTCTGGACGTTATTACCTGTTCGATCACTGGGGATCAACGTCAGCCGATGAGCTTCTTTCAAGAGTACGGCACATGGCAAAGGCCTGCGACTGTCGATATATCATCCTCGACCACTTGTCAATCGTGGTTTCTTCTCAAGAGAACGGGGACGAACGGAAAGCTATAGACGAGATCATGACCAAGCTTAGGACGCTAGTGGCTGAGACGGGTATCACCCTGTTCCTAGTCTCACACCTGCGGCGTAGCTCTGGTACAGCACACGAAGACGGTGGCAGGATCAGCCTGCAGGACCTCCGTGGATCTCAGAGTATCGCACAGCTATCCGATATCGTCATCGGCATGGAGCGTGACCAGCAGAACCAAGACGAAGACATTAGGAATACTACGACTGTACGTATCCTAAAGAATCGTTACTCTGGTGAAACTGGACCCGCCTGCTTCCTACGGTACGACAAGTTTACCGGACGCATTCACGAGTGCGCTAACCCTAACCCACCGGAGACAGAGTTTTGAGTAACCTAGTCTTCATGGACATAGAGACCGATGGTCTAGACCCCAGTGTAATCTGGTGTGCTGTCTGTCGCCACAACGGAGAGAGCGAGGTAATATGCAATGAGCAAGATTTCAAGGATTATGTATCGCGTAAAGAGGGAGCTAAGTACGTCTTCCACAACGGAATTGGCTTTGATGTTCCTGTGGTCAGCCGTCTTTGGAACTTTACTTTTACTAGGGGCGCTGTCCTTGATACTCTAGTGCTGTCCAGACTAGCTGACCCTAGTAGATCAGGCGGTCACTCCCTGCGGAACTGGGGCAACATCCTAGGCTACCCTAAGGGCGACCACGAGGACTGGAGCCAGCTAACCCCTGACATGATCGACTACTGCATTAGAGATACCGAAGTAACTGAGGCTGTGTACAACAGGCTACAGACAGAGCTACAGGGATTCTCTAGTAACTGTATTGATCTGGAGCACGAGGTACAGTGGATCATACAGGAGCAGGTTCGCAACGGGTGGCTACTGGATCAGCGCCTGTGCCACATGCTGTGTGCTAAGTTTAAGGAGCGCATGTATGTTATTGAAGAGGAACTCCAGAAAGTGTTCCCGCCTATTATCGAAGAGAGGTGGTCAGACAAGACGGGGAACCGCCTCAAGGATAAGGTTACTATCTTTAATCCGGGTAGCCGACAACAGGTGGCAACAAGACTTGAAGCTAAGGGTGCGGTATGGTCGGAACTCACTCCAAGTGGTAGGCCGCAGGTGGACGAGAAAACACTTGAGGAGAATAAACACGTACCGGAGGCTGGGCAAGTACTTGAGTACCTACTCTTGCAAAAAAGGTACGCGCAAGTATCATCGTGGCTAGAACACGTAAGGGACAGCGGGAGGGTCCACGGGCGGGTCACGACTAACGGCGCTGTCACAGGACGCATGACTCACCAGAACCCCAACATGGCACAGGTCCCCTCTAGTAACTCAGTGTACGGTAAGGAGTGCAGAGACTGCTGGATTGTACCAGAGGGGCGTAAGCTGGTAGGCGCAGACGCCAGTGGACTAGAGCTACGCATGTTAGCTCACTACATGAACGATCAGGAGTTTACCGATGTCCTACTTAAAGAAGACATTCACACCAGAAATCAAGTTGCTTCAGGACTTGCAACAAGACCTCAGGCAAAGACTTTCATCTATGCTTTCCTCTACGGAGCAGGAGACGCTAAAATCGGAAGCATCGTCGGAGGAACTGCAAGAGATGGCAGTGAGCTTAGGCAACGCTTTCTACGAAACACACCTGCTCTTGAAACTCTACGAACACGAGTTGGAACGGCGTCTAAGCGCGGCTGGCTTAAAGGTCTCGACGGAAGAAAGCTCTGGGTCCGATCAGAGCATAGTGCACTAAACACACTGCTACAGGCGGCTGGGGCAATCGTTATGAAGAAAGCCCTAGTCCTCTTAGACGAACAGGCGAAGTCCTTAGGGTTAGACTACAAACTGATAGGGAACATACATGACGAGATACAATCGGAGGTGGCTACAGAACAAGCAGAGATGTTTGGGAAGCTCGCAGTGGAATCAATCAAGGAGGCTGGCTTATCTTTTGAACTCAGATGCCCCCTCGACGGGGAGTACCAAGTCGGAGACACATGGGCAGAGACGCACTAATGGATCAGTTGTGTTTCTTTGAGCACGAGGACTTAGGTGCGGGACACGGCAAGGTGTGTTCTAAGTGTGACCAGTACTTACCACTGGACGCTTACAACATGGCCTCAGGCGGTAACTACCTAAGGGCTGAGTGCCGCAAGTGTAACAACGAGATGCAGAAGGTACGTAAGCGTCTCAGGGACAAACACGGGATGCCAGAGGAGGGCTACCACTGTCCCATCTGCAAGGGATCAGAGGAGGACGTAAAAGGCACAGGAAACACAAAGAACGGAAGCTGGGTACTAGACCACGATCACGAACAAGAAACCTTTAGGGGCTGGCTGTGTCATAAGTGCAACAGGGCGCTAGGTGGGTTCAACGACAACACGGAAGTACTACAGGCCGCAATCACTTACTTAAACGGACAAAACAATGAATGATATTTACAGACTAGTAGACGATATCTACAAGGTAGTCTCAGAGAAGGAGATACCTGAGGGTGTTGATCTGTACGAGGAGATCGAACGGTTCGGGGAGAACTGTAAGCGACTCATGTCTAACCTCTTCACTGAGAAACGTGATGGACGTAAGCTACGCATGTCCAACATCGGAAGAGATGATCGCTACCTCTGGAACGTAGTTAACAACCCCGACGTACAAGAGGAGATGACCCCTAACACTTACGTTAAATTTATGTACGGGCACTTGATTGAGGAGATGCTGTTGTTCCTCACTAGGATCTCTGGACACGAGGTAACAGATGAGCAAAAGAAATGTGAGGTGGGAGGCATCACTGGTTCTATGGACTGTAAAATTGACGGTGTTGTCACTGATGTTAAGAGTACTTCCACTTTTGGGTTTAAGAAATTCAAAGACGGAAGTCTCGCTTTTGATGATCCGTTTGGATACGTTGCTCAAATTAAGGCGTATGCACATTCTGAAGGGGAAAGTAAGTTTGGTTGGCTAGCGATGGACAAGCAGAACGGACACCTGACGTACCTCATGTACGACTCTGAGGATACTCAGGCTCCTGTGTACGAGAAGATAGGCTACGACATAGAGGAGCACATCGAACGTGTAAAAAAGCTAGTGGAGCAACCGGAAGCGCCAGAGCACTGCCACGCAGTAGTACCAGATGGCAAAAGTGGAAACATGAAGCTCGCAGTCGGTTGTTCGTACTGTCCTTTCAAGCATACATGCTACTCAGGAGTAAGAACATTCCTGTACTCAAGTGGTCCCAGATACTTAACAGAGGTGGTCAATGAGCCGAAAGTCGCGGAAATTTCCTAATGAATTTAGATCGGGGTTTGAGTACGATGTCGCACAAAAGTTACAACCATTTGGCTTTAGCTACGAACCGTTCCAAGTGGACTACCGCATCGAACGAAAGTACACACCGGACTTTGTCTACGAGCGTAACGGGCGTTCCTACCTCATTGAGTGCAAAGGATACTTTCGATCAGGAGACACACAGAAGTATCGTTCGGTCTCTAACTGCCTACCGCCATCACATGAACTCATATTTGTACTGATGAAGCCTAACCAGAAAGTAAGTAAGAGCACCAAGAGAACTATGGCAGAATGGTGTGACAACAACGGTATTCTGTGGTATAATATAGATACACTTAAGGAGTTGGTTGATTATGTCTCTGACACTAGACGAAATTAAGGAGCGTCTCTTGCACATTTACGATCCCGACGATCTTCTGGAAGCACTACAGATCTCTGCAGAAGAAATACTAGACCGCTTTGAGGACAAACTTATTCGGAAGCTAGACTGCTTCCAAGAGGAACTGGAGGAGGAGGCATATGACGCTTAATGTTACTTTGTACTACCAGACCATGAGGGCCGCTAAAGAGGCTGGGTTCCCCGATGCAGTCATGGTAGACGATGACGTACCAGAGTGGGGCTACATGGCTGTAGTTACCTTTGAGTGTGACGGTTGGGAAGGCGAGAGTGAATAATGAGTGGACTTACTACACAAACTGTGAGATTCGCAGGCAGGTGTGCGAGGAGTCTGGAGTACCGCTGGAGGAGTGCCAGAAGAAATTTGAGGAGTGTAAAGAAATGTCTATAACCGACGCTACCCCCGCTGAGTGGGACAAGGTCAGCAAAACCTTCACGGGTAAACTGCACCACCCTCAGGACAACCACGACCCTGTAGGCGCTCCTGACCACTACAACAGAGGTGCTATTGAGGCCATTGAAGCAATCAAGGCGTCTATGCACCCACAGGAGTACAAGGGGTATCTCAAGGGTAACTGCTTGAAGTACCTCTGGAGATACGAGTACAAGAACGGTCTAGAGGATCTCAAGAAAGCTAAGGTCTATCTAGACTGGTTGATTAAGGAGGTCGCATCATGAAAGTTATAGATGGCGACTTTGGTAAGAAGAAGAGCACACCAGAGGACATACCAACCTCTGATTTTCTATCCGCTTTCGTGGTCAAAGCAATGGATCACGAGGATAACGGGAGACACGTTAAGTGTGCAGTAATCATGTACGAAGACGGAGCCCTTTTTGAAGTAGCGTCTAACGAGCATTACCCTGATGGTGTGTACATGCTCTTGCAGATGGCTTCACAGGCTATCATTAACGAGACACTAGGAGTCACAGAATAAATGGATGCATACCAACAGTACATACACAAGTCCCGATACGCTAGATACTTACCAGAGGAGCAACGCAGGGAGACTTGGGAAGAAACCGTAGGCCGCTACGTACAGTTTTGGGTAGACCGTGGGAGCCTCAAGGGTGAGGACGTAACAGGAGTCACTGAGGCTATCACTAACCTAGAGGTAATGCCCAGCATGAGAGCACTCATGACTGCGGGAGAGGCCCTAGAGCGTGATAACGTAGCAGGGTTCAATTGCTCGTACCTGCCTATAGACAGCCCCAGAAGCTTTGACGAACTTATGTACGTACTTCTCTGCGGGACCGGCGTAGGATACTCTGTAGAGCGTCAGTACATCACTAAGCTACCAGAAGTCGCGGAGGACTTCCATGCCACAGACACAGTTATCCATGTTGCAGATTCGAAAATCGGATGGGCGAAATCGTTTAGGGAACTGGTATCACTGCTGTATTCAGGTCAGCTTCCCCGATGGGACGTTAGTAACGTACGAAGCGCAGGTTCCCCACTCAAGACTTTCGGAGGCCGTGCAAGTGGTCCAGAACCTCTCGTCGATCTCTTCAAATTTACCACGGAACTCTTTCAAGGAGCATCTGGTAGAAAGCTTAGCTCCATTGAATGCCACGATCTTTGCTGTAAGATCGCATCGTGTATAGTCGTTGGAGGGGTACGCAGAAGCGCCCTTATCTCACTCTCCAACCTAACCGATGACCGCCTCCGTCGCTCTAAGCACGGACAGTGGTGGGTAGACGAGCCTCAGCGTGGACTAGCGAATAACTCTGCCTGCTACACAGAGAAGCCTGACTTTGAAGCTTTCTTGAACGAGTGGACTAGCTTGTACGAGTCACGCTCTGGCGAACGTGGCGTGTTTTCTCGTGTCGCTAGTCAGAAGCAGGCGGCTAAGAACGGACGCAGGGACAGTGAGTGCGATTTTGGAACTAACCCGTGTTCAGAGATAATCTTAAAACCGTATCAATTTTGCAATCTGTCAGAAGTCGTAGTAAGACCTCAGGACACCCTAACTACACTCAAGCAGAAGGTACGGGTGGCTACGATCCTAGGTACACTGCAGGCTACCCTGACTGACTTTAGGTATCTCAGGGCCATCTGGAAGACTAACACGGAAGAAGAGGCGCTACTAGGGGTATCTCTGACAGGCATCATGGATCACCCGCTACTGTCAGGCCGTGGGGACAAGGCTAAGCTTAAGAAGTGGCTAACGGAGATGCGTAATGAGGCGATTGTTACAAACGAGAGGTGGGCTAAGAAACTGGGTATTAATCAGTCTGTCGCAATTACTGCGGTTAAGCCTAGTGGTACTGTTAGTCAGTTGGTCGATAGTGCTAGTGGGATTCACCCTCGCTACAGCAGTCAGTATGTTCGACGGGTACGTGCTGACGGACGCGACCCCCTGTGTGCAGTCCTAGAGGCCGCAGGAGTCCCGTCAGAGGACGATCTCATGAACCCCAGTACCAAGGTATTCTCCTTTCCTATAGCGGCTCCTGAGGGCGCTGTGACAGCCTCAGACATGGGTGCTATGGAGCAGTTGGAACTGTGGGAGATCTATCAGGACTACTGGTGTGAGCACAAGCCGTCTATGACTTGCTACTACCGTG